GTGCTGTGACCGGTAAAGGCGCGGACATACTAATAATAGATGACCCGCACTCGGAGCAAGAGGCCGCAATGGCCCAAACTAACCCAGAAATCTACGATAAGACGTATGAGTGGTACACATCTGGCCCCCGCCAGCGTCTTCAGCCGGGTGGCTCTATTGTTGTAGTGATGACACGGTGGTCAAAACGAGACTTAACGGGTCAGGTGGTCAAAGCTGCGGCTCAAAGGTCGGGCGAAGAGTGGGAAGTGATCGAGTTTCCAGCCATTTTGCCTTCGGGTAAACCCTTATGGCCTGAGTTTTGGGCGTTGGACGAGTTGCAGGCTCTAAAAGAAGAGTTGCCTAACGCCAAATGGCAAGCGCAGTACATGCAGTCCCCTACATCGGACGTTTCTGCGATTGTGAAGCGTGAATGGTGGAAGATTTGGCCACATGACCGCCCGCCTTCGTGCGAATTTATCATCCAGTCTTGGGATACGGCGTTCTTAAAGACAGAACGGGCCGACTACAGTGCATGCACGACATGGGGGGTGTTCTACCAAGATGACGACCGGGGTGTAAACCGGGCAAACATCATCCTCTTAAATGCGTTCAAGAAACGCATGGAGTTTCCTGAGTTAAAGCAGCGGGCGTTTGAGGAATACAAGGAGTGGGAGGTTGACTCGCTGATCGTGGAAGCGAAGGCGGCGGGGTCTCCGTTGATATTTGAATTGCGGGCGATGGGAATTCCGGTGCAGGAGTTCACACCAAGCAAAGGTAACGATAAAATTGCGCGGCTTAACGCGGTGGCGGATATGTTTGCATCCGGCCACGTTTGGGTGCCTAATACGCACTGGGCAGAAGAACTGATTGAAGAGGTCGCATCTTTCCCATCAGGGGAGCATGATGACTTGGTGGACTCAATGACTCAGGCATTACTGCGCTATAGGCGCGGGGGCTTTATTCAATTGGCGTCTGATGAGGAAGATGAACCACGGCAGTTTCGCAGGAAAGAGCCGTACTATTAAGGATGAAACATGGCTATTGAGAAGTCACTATACGCAGCGCCACAAGGTTTGGATGATCTTGCCGCGATGAACGATTCATCTCCTCAGATTGAGATCGAGATTGAAGACCCCGAGGCTGTAACCATTGGCATGGATGGCATGGAGATTGAGATTGTCCCAGACGGTGGGTCTGAAGATGATTTTAATGCCAACTTGGCTGAATTCATCGGCGAAGATGTTTTGCAAAGTCTTGCAGAAGAGTTGATCAGTGACTATGACGAGGACGTAGCCAGCCGCAAGGACTGGATGCAGACTTATGTTGATGGCTTAGAACTTCTGGGCATGAAGATTGAAGAACGTACGGAACCGTGGGAGGGTGCGTGTGGGGTGTTCCACCCTATGTTGTCTGAAGCTCTGGTGAAGTTCCAAAGTGAAACGATGATGGCAACGTTTCCTGCTGCTGGGCCAGTTAAGACCCAGATTATTGGCAAAGAGACACCCGCCAAGAAAGAGTCTGCGCTGCGCGTAGCAGACGACATGAACTACCAGTTGACGGATGTGATGAAGGAGTACAGGCCAGAGCATGAGCGCATGTTGTGGGGTTTGGGTTTATCTGGTAATGCGTTTAAGAAGGTGTACTTTGACCCGTCGCTTGATCGGCAAGTCTCGTTTTTTGTCCCTGCGGAAGATATTGTTGTGCCTTATGGCGCGAGTAACTTGGAGTCCTCACCACGTATTACTCATGTGATGCGTAAGACTGAGAATGAGTTGCGTAAGTTGCAGGTTGCAGGCTTTTATGTTGATGTGGACTTGGGCACACCTGACAACGTGCTCGATGAAGTTGAGAAGAAGATTGCGGAGAAGATGGGTTTTAGAGCCACTGCGGATGACCGCTTTAAACTCTTGGAGATGAACGTAGACCTTGACTTGGAAGGCTATGAGCACAAAGACAAGAAGGGTAAGGAGACTGGCATTGCCTTGCCTTATGTAGTTACTATTGAAAAGGGAACCAGCAACGTGCTGGCTATTCGCCGTAACTGGGAGCCTGATGATGATACCCATACAAAACGACAGCACTTTGTTCACTATGGTTACGTTCCGGGATTTGGCTTTTACTGTTTTGGCCTCATCCACCTCATTGGGGCTTTTGCTAAGTCAGGTACTTCTCTTATTCGTCAGCTTGTCGATGCTGGTACTTTAAGTAACCTGCCCGGCGGATTTAAGACTCGCGGCATGCGTGTCAAGGGAGACGATACACCAATTGCTCCGGGTGAGTGGCGTGATGCAGATGTGGCAAGTGGTACGCTCAAAGACAACTTACTGCCCCTGCCATATAAAGAACCTAGCCAGACATTGATGGCATTGCTTGGGCAGATTGTTGAAGAAGGCAGACGCTTTGCCAACACGGCAGATTTGACTCTCAGTGATATGAGTGCGCAAGCGCCTGTAGGTACTACCTTGGCAATTTTAGAGAGAACGCTCAAGAACATGAGTGCTATTCAGGCACGTGTTCACTACTCTATGAAGCAAGAGTTAGGTCTCTTAAAGCACATCATTGCTGAGTACACACCTGAAGATTACGACTACCAGCCAAGCGAAGGCTCACGTAAAGCGAAGAAATCTGACTATGATGATGTGGATGTAATTCCAGTCAGTGATCCTAATGCGTCAACAATGGCGCAGAAGATTGTGCAGTATCAGGCTGTGCTCCAGTTGGCTCAAGGTGCGCCGCAGTTGTACAACTTGCCACTCCTGCATCGTCAGATGTTGGAGGTGTTGGGTATTAAGGACGCTAACAAGCTCGTGCCTATGGACGATGACCAGAAGCCGACTGACCCGGTATCTGAGAATCAGAACGTGCTCAAGGGTAAACCCGTAAAAGCGTTCCTTGCTCAAGATCATCAAGCTCACATTGTTGTGCATATGGCTGCGATGCAGGATCCCAAGATTCAGGCACTCTTGCAGCAGAATCCGATGGCGCAGCAGATGCAGTCAGCCATGATGGCTCACATCAATGAACACTTGGGCTTTGAGTATCGCAAGCAGATTGAGCAGACGCTTGGTATGCAGTTGCCGCCTCAGACTGATGAGTCGGGCGAGGAAGTTCAGATGTCTCCAGAAGTGGAAGCTCGGTTGGCTCCGATGCTGGCACAGGCTGCGCAGCAGTTACTCCAGAAAAATCAACAGGAAGCACAGCAGGCTCAACAACAGCAGCAAGCGCAAGACCCGATTGTGCAGATGCAGATGCAAGAGTTGCAGCTTAAAGCGCAAGAAAACCAGCGTAAGGTTGCTAAAGATCAGGCCGACAACGCATTTAAAGCGGCACAGTTGCAGATTGAGCGTGACCGCATCCAGATGCAACAGACTACTGACGACAAACGTATTAAGGTAGACGCCGCTAAAACTATGATGGCTACGCAGTCAGACCAGCAGCGCCATATGGTGGACACAGGTGTAGATGTCCTCAAACAACTCTCTAATAAAAATCATGAAGAGCAACTGCGTGTTATGCAAGAACGTGTTCAGATGAGGCAACAACAAAGCCGTCAACCCAAGAAAGGTGAATGATGAACGCATTTGAAATTCTTATCCAACAAGCGGACGAGAAGATTGGTCAACTCAAGGACTATTTGGCCGAGGGCAAGGCCGAATCCTTTGAAGATTACAAGAAACTGTGTGGTGAGATTCGTGGTCTACTCATCATGCGGGGATACACCCTAGACCTGAAACAACGATTGGAGAACTCGGATGACTAGTTCCATCCTGTTGGCTACAGACGCCAACAACCCACAAGTCGTGGGAACCTATAACTTTGCCGCAACCGCAGAGGAAAAAGGCAAACAACTGCCCCGCCCAGCGGGCTATCGGATTCTTTGTGCCATCCCAGAGGCAGAGAAAGAGTTTGAGGATAGTGAAGTAGGTTTGATTAAAGCTGACGAAACCATGCGCAACGAAGAGGCACTCACAACTGTCTTGTTTGTTGTTGATATGGGGCCAGACTGCTATCAAGACCCATCTAAGTTCCCTAACGGGCCGTGGTGTAAGCAGGGGGATTTCATCCTTGTGCGCCCACATTCAGGTTCTCGCTTGGTCATACATGGCCGTGAGTTTCGCATCATCAATGACGATACTGTTGAGGCCGTTGTAGACGACCCCCGTGGTATCAAACGTAAATAAAAGGAGCACAAAATGCCTTTAGACGACAACACAGAATTTAAGTTTCCAGACGAAATTGAAAGTAAGGGTAAACCCGAAATTGAAATTGAAATTGAAGACGATACGCCTACCGAAGATCGTGGCCGTCAGCCCCTGCCCAAGCCTCTGGTTGAGGAGTTGGAAAGGGATGAGCTAGACCAATACGACGACAATGTAAAGACCAAACTCAAGCAAATGCGTAAAGTTTGGCACGATGAACGCCGTGAAAAAGAGTCTGCTGTACGTGAACAACACGAAGCAGTAAATTTGGCACAACGTTTATTTGAAGAGAATAGACGGATCAAAGGTATTCTCAGCAATGGTGAAAGAGAATACGTTGCTACCATTAACAATAATGCTGATATGGAGTTGCGGATAGCGCAACGTGCATATAAAGAAGCCTATGAGGCAGGTGATTCTGACAAGGTGCTGGAAGCCCAGCAAGCCTTGCAAGTTGCCAACCTCAAAATGATGCAGGTAAAAAACTTTCGCATGCCCTCTTTACAAGAGGAACAATTTCAAGTACAACAGCAACAAGTGCAGTATCAACCTGCACCGAGCATACCTGAACCAGACAATAAAGCTGTATCGTGGCAAAAGCGCAACAGTTGGTTTGGACAAGATCGGAGTATGACGGCCTTTGCTCTTGGTTTACACGAAGACCTGAGAGACAATGGTGTAGAGGTTGGTTCTGATGAGTATTACCGCGAATTGGACAATACAATGCGCAAACGGTTTTCAGAGAAATTTGAAGGCCAAGAAGACAATAGGCAAAGCCGCACAAGGCTTGGTACTGTAGTCGCTTCGGCAGTTCGTAGCACGGCCCCCACTAAGGTCAGGCTAAAGCAAAGCCAAGTAAACTTAGCCAAGAAATTTGGTTTGACTCCTGAACAATATGTGCGGGAAGTTTTAAAATTAGAGGCCCAAAATGGTTGATGTAAAAGACAACAAACTCACACGCGAGTTAACAACACGTGCGGTACAAGAGCGTCCCAAGCAGTGGATGCAACCTGAACTGTTACCCGAGCCAGACAAACAGCCCGGATATAGTTACCGCTGGATTCGTGTTTCAACGCTGAATAAAGCTGACCCACGTAACTTATCGGCCAAATTCCGAGAAGGTTGGGAGCCAGTTTCCGTTGAAGAACAACCAAAATTTAGACTGTTAGCCGATCCCGATAGTCGTTTTAAAGACAATATTGAGGTTGGTGGATTATTGCTTTGCAAGACACCTACTGATTTTGTAGACCAGCGAAATGCTCATTTTGCCAAAGTCACTCAATCTCAGACAGATGCTGTGGACAATAGTTTCATGCGTCAAAGCGATGCGCGGATGCCGCTCTTTCAAGAGCGTAAGTCCTCTAGTAGCTTTGGCAAAGGTACTTAAATTTTATAGGAGTCTTTTATGGCTTATCCCGTCGTCTCGGCCCCCTACGGCCTAAAGCCGATCAACCTGATCGGTGGTCAGGTATTTGCTGGTTCTACCCGCAGTTTACCTATCCAGTATGGTTATGCTTCAAACATCTTTTATGGCGATCTCGTGAACATTGTTCGTGGGACTGTTGTTAAGAACACTGACACTACTGATTCCACCGGCAACGGTTTGGTTGGTATTTTCTTGGGTTGCTCTTACACGAACCCTACCACTAAGCAAAAACAATTTGCGCAATACTGGCCTGCTAGTACTGCCGCAGGTGATTGTATGGCTATCATTTGTGATGACCCTGACACAGTGTTTAAAGTAGTGATGTGTTCTGCAACTACAGTCATTGCCTCTGCTTCTACTGCCATGGTTGGTCAAAACTTTGGTTTGATCCAAAACGCTGGTAGTACAAATACTGGTAATTCTGCTGTTGCCGCCTTGTATGCTGCTTCTACAACTGGTGTTGACTTGGCTTTGCGTGTGGTTGGCTTGGTTGAAGAAACTGCAATTACTACTTCTGCAACTGGTTCATCTTCTTCGACTACCATTACCTTGACTGGTACTGGACTGCCTAGCGCCTTGGTTGTTGGTACTGATGTAGCTTACGTAGCCGCTAATGGTCAACTGGTTCAAACTGGTTCGTTTGTGTCCGTAGCTGCGAATGCTGCTGCAACAACAGTGACCATCAATGCTGCGATTGCAGTCCCCGGCAGTATTACCGCTATCCCTAGCGCGTCTACTATTATTTTCACCCAGTTTCCTGAGATGAAGGTCAAATTAAACTTTGGCACTCATTCTTACTACACTGGCACAGCCGTCTAAGGAGCTAAATCATGGCTATTTCACGCGCACAACTACTTAAAGAACTTCTCCCCGGCCTGAACGCTTTGTTTGGTTTGGAGTACGCAAAATACGGCGAGGAACATAAAGAAATTTATGAGACCGAAACCTCTGAGCGTTCTTTTGAGGAAGAAACGAAACTGTCTGGTTTCTCTGCTGCCCCCGTTAAAAACGAAGGTTCTGCCATTGCTTATGACAATGCGCAGGAAGCATGGACTGCTCGATACAACCACGAAACCATTGCTTTGGGTTTCTCGCTGACCGAAGAGGCCATCGAAGACAACTTGTACGACAGCCTGTCTGCTCGTTACACCAAAGCTCTGGCTCGTGCTATGGCTTACACCAAGCAAGTTAAAGCTGCTGCTGTTTTGAATAACGGCTTCAGCAATGCTTACGCTGGCGGTGACGGTGTTGCTTTGTTTAGCGCATCACACCCCTTGGTGTCTGGTGGTACTAACAGTAACATCCCATCTACCCCTGCTGACTTGAATGAAACATCGTTGGAAAACGCTGTTATTCAGATTAGCTTGTGGACAGACGAGCGTGGCCTGTTGATCGCTGCTAAACCTAGCAAATTGGTGGTTCCACCTGCACTCCAGTTCACGGCAACTCGTTTGCTTGAGACTGAATTGCGCGTGTCTACTGCTGACAACGATATCAACGCATTGAAGAACAATGGTTCTATCCCCGGTGGATATACCATTAACCACTTCTTGACTGATACCAATGCTTGGTTCTTGTGCACAGACGTGCCCAACGGTATGAAGCACTTTGTGCGTTCGCCACTGGCTCAGTCAATGGATGGTGACTTTGACACGGGCAACGTCCGCTACAAGTCCCGTGAGCGTTACAGCTTCGGCTGGTCTGACCCATTGGGCATGTTTGGCTCCGCTGGTGCTTAATTGAAAAGGGGGCTTGTGCCCCCTTTTCTTTTGGTGTATATTGCTTTTACTCCGGGCTTTCCGGTGCATTAGACAGCCCCGGCTGACGACATACAGACTAATGCACTTCACTTGTATGTAAGGAAAAATCATGGCAAATACCACGTTTAGCGGCCCAGTACGTTCGCAAAATGGTTTTCAATCAGTTTCTGTTGACGCAACTACCGGCGCAGTCACTACCACGGCAACTCTCGGCGTTACTACTAGCGTCACCAATTTGACGACTTCAAATCTGGTTTTTACTGACCAGAATCACCCAAGCACCGCTGCAATTAACGCAACAGCTACGGCCACCGCAGCACAAGTTGCTACTGGCTACATCACTTCAACTTCTGTTGGAACAGTCACCATCACTCTGCCTACTGGCACTTTACTTGGCGCAGCCCTTGGTGCAGCCGCTGGTACCACAATGGACTTGTACGTTGACAACACTGCTGGCGCATCGACTGTGACTATTGCTGTAGCTACAAACGGTATCTTGTCTGCTGCCGCTGCCGCTGGTTCTGGCGCTGGTGCGGGTCTGTTGACCGTGCCATCGGGAGTAACGGGCGTTGGGTGCTTCCGCATCATGTTCTCTAGCGCCACCGCATACGTCTTTTCACGTATTGCTTAATTGATCTTGGGGGCTTTGGCCCCCGTTTAAAAGGAGATTGATTATGATGCAGACAGATGTAAAGGCGGCGCATTTAACTGCTGCTGGTTCTTTTGTAACGGGACGTACGCGCCTAAAAGGTATTGTTGTAAGTCCTAAAGTAAGTACCGCAGCAACGATTGAGATTCGTGACGGTGCTTCCGGCGCTGCTGTTTTATTTACGATGGATATTGCCAATGTTACCGTCCCGGTGAACTTTAATATCACAATACCCGGTGAAGGTATTTTGGCAACTACAGGGCTGTACCTAACAACCAGCGTCGGCACGGTTGTGGGTATAGAAGTGTTTTATGGCTAGTCCCGCATGGACGCGCAAGGAAGGGAAATCCGAGAAAGGCGGCTTGAACGCCAAAG